CCACCAGTTAAACTTGCAGTTTCGTATAATGTTCCATTAATATAATCAATTGTCATATTCTGATAAGGATCATTTAAGCCTGAAACAAAAGTATCGTCATTTACAATTTTTGCATCATTACCATTTGATAGTGGTAATTTGTATGCTTCATATGAAATGTTTGTAAGACCCTGTTCGAAATGTAGATCATATTCTGCATATAACTTGCTGTATTCACGTAAGAACAGTTTTAAGTAATCACTTGTATCTGTCGCGCCATTATCAATAAGAATATTTTCGTTTAACTCTAGATTTTTATCAAACGTATTAACTGCTTGATCAAATCCAACTACATTTGCGTAGTATGGAGCACCAGCTGAAGGTGTTGTATCAATAGCACCCAGTGAGATAATACAAGAGTAATCTTCTGTGTTTACGATATCCTGGAAACCAGCATCACGAATTACATCCATTGATTGCTGATCTGAGAAAGACCACCCGTTAATTAACTGAAAAGAAGCAGCGTAAATCATTTTGATAGGGAACTTGAATTTATTTAAGTCCGCTTCTGATTTCCATAATTCTTTTGTTAGGGAATAAATACATTGGCCAGTTACACCAGATGTTTTACCAGGAGAATCATCGCTAATTGCACCTGTAATTAATATTTGAATTGTTTTTAGAGTAGTATCGTAAACAACATCTGTTGTTCTTGCGATATTATCTGGATCGACTATTTTAGCCATTTATTTCCTCCTAAGGATTTAAGTAAAAATCATCTGAAAACTGGGTTATACCAGCAGATGCATCACTATTTGGTAATGTTAAATCTAATATATTAGATAATTCTGGTGTGTAATCTATATGAAATATTAATATATCCACTAGTTCACCACCACTGTGTGTATAAGTTGTAGTACCCGTAGCTGAAACGTCTTCTACGTGAAATACTGCAACCCCATCACTTTGTCTGACATAAGTTACTTCTGTGTTCTCTGCCATACCTGTTAAAACGTGATCATAAGATGCTGTAAATGTTACTGTATCACCACTTACTGTGTGATCATAGTAACTATTTGGATTAGCTCCTCCAGTCTTAGCAATGCTAATACTAGTTCCACCACTTAGACCTACATCATACTTACCACCTACATCATCAAATGTATGACCATTAAATGTTTGGTCTACAATTTGAGTTATCTCAATACCATAATCGCAGTTAATAAAGTTACAGCTAGTACATAATGTACCACTTGGCCATAACAAAGCTCCACCTTCTGTTCCTATATAATTTGTTAAAGTATTTGTGTTAAATGTAGATGTACTAGGGTCAACTTGGAAACAGTTATCAAATACGGTTGTTATAATGCTTTGTCCCGTTTTGAAGTCAAGTAGTGCTCCTCTGTTAAAATTAGAACCTGATATTGAGAAAGATCCAACAGTCCCACTAGCGTCAAAATCATAACGAGTATTAGTTAGTAATCCAGACGATTTTACACTAAGTCCTTTAATTACAACTGTTGAGCCTGAACCCGTATATGACAGATTATGTAGTCCCGAAGATACAACATTATCTCGAAAGGCTAAAGTTTCTGCTGTACTATTAAATGTAGTAGTTGAAGCATTATCATCTATAATTAGTTTGCCTTGTACAAATATTACACCATCAACCTCTTCCATAATACCATACTGATTAGCTACTAGCTGATCTATTGCAGCTACATCACTGTAGTCAAAATCTGTACCATATGCCGTTAAGCCAGTACCAAAACGTATTGCATCAATCCAATAATTAGCCGGTGATGATCGATACGATGTACCTGATGCATTAACACCGAATTCAACGGTTCCAATATTTGCTAAATCTATAGTTCCAGTGCTAGTATCTGAAGTACCCGCTACATCAACTATGAAACAGGTCCAACGACCATCCCAAGTATCACTACCTGCTATATTCCATAATTCTGTACCTGTGGTTGCAGCCCCTTGGGCTGTGTCAGATTCAATTTGAATAGTTAAGCCACCATTAGCTTTAGTTCCATTAAGTAGAGCAACGGATGAGTATACCCAAAAATATAAGTGAGTATTAGTACCTGACATATCGTATGTTGTATTACCATTATTACCATAAGCATCAAATGTGCCTACAGGGGTAGAGTTCTTTGCAACATACCAGCTCTCAGAGCCAGTGCCTTGCTTATAAATTTCTGTATCTGTTCCATCAGTATTATTCCAATCTCCAGAATCTAATCCTAACGTTACATCTGTTAAGTTTGCTGTTACTGTTGCTGCCATCGTCTTTTATCTCCAGCATCTATATGGGTAAAGTTCTTATAAGAACCCAACCCACCATTCCAATCTTTCAGATATTTCTGCACGTCTTTGGGGTCTACGCCCATAACTGTGAAGTCCGCTGCTATACCCTTTAGGTGCTTAGATTGGGAAACACCTCCAATATAATCATTATATCTGCTGCAACGGCAGCCGCTGGTTATTATGATAGGTGTACTGTAGTATTCGCGTATTTCTTCTAACTTTTCTACTATTTCGATGTCTACTGCATCAAAGCCACAACCACATTTACATGCAAATTCATCTCTTTTAAAGTGTTTTGTAATCATTATTTTAATCCAAAAATATAGCCCAATATTATAAATATTAGTATTATAGTACCAGAAACAATGGCTCCATAGTTTCTCATTCTAGTTAATATATCTTTTTTTGCTGCCTCTATATCTTTAACTCGCTCTTTCGTTTGATCTAAAATTAACCTACTTTGTATAGAATTAATTTCTGCTTTAGTAACGTATTCTTCTTTTAATACATTATGTATTTCTTTATGGCAAGTATTTATACGCTCATCGAAGTGATCTCTATTACGCTCTATGAGTGAGTCAAAGTGTACTTTTTGTTCTCTTATATCTTTGCTTAGCTTAGCTATATTTTCATTTGTTGCTTTTGTTGTTACTTCTTGCACTTGTGCGTGTATTTTTAAGTCACTGGCTAAGCCTATGACAATTTGTTCTATGTGCTCTATTTTATCCAAGCTTTTTTGTTCCATTTAAGGGGCCTCTAATATTCTTCTTATATTCTTTGGTAGTGTTGCTAATATTCCGAATGTTTTTACACCTATATATACCAATTTTGCCCGAAGTGACCACATACCATCCCAAATACAAATATCATATAATAGCTGATCCGCTACTGCTTTATATTTTTTATCTATTAAGCCTTTTCTAATTAGTTCGTATAATGCGTCGTGTATTAAAGAACCACGCATAAAAGTCTTAGTGTCTATTGTTGGCCCGGAGGGGCCGTCCCACGCGTATCCTTCTTTAATTCTCAAACTACCTGAAGGTCTTAAGCTAAGATATTTTGTTTTTATTTCATAACCAAATATACCGGTAAGGTGATACTCAGTTTCTTCCAATTGGTATTTAAAACCTTTTTTATATTTCATTATAAAAATCCTAAAATATTAGTAAACCCATATTTTTTATGTAAGTAACTATATAAGTCACATATATCCTCCACATCCTTAAGAGGTGCTTTTATTAATTCGTTTCTATAAATTCCATCTGTATGCATCTGAATCCAATGTTCCTTTTTATTAGAATACTGACATATAAATTGTATACTAGGTTTTCTAAATACTCTGCTTTCTATATACTCGTGTAATTTATCTATTTTTATGTGGTTATCCGTAAAGCACATATATCCATAACTGCCATCTTCAAGCCTATAACTTACAAACATTAAGGTCTGGCTTCTATGTTATTTATACTAATGTCTAAGCCACCATCTGGTGAAGTTATTTTCATGTCTATAAAATTAATAGATGACATATCAGCACTGCCTGTTATACCCGTAAATGGAATAAATAATACACTTGGAACACTAGGTGGGTAAGTCACTGAGATAGTTGATGTATTAATACCGTCAGAAAAATCGAAAGCAAAAGTAGCTGTATTAGTGGTAGTGCTAACAATATTTATATAAATACCAACATATTTAGCCATATTTATTGGAGCTAATTTACCATAAGTTACTGTTGCTATTGTAAAACCATCAACTCCGTGAGAAAGTGTTATGGATTGACTTAAGGATCCTACACTAATGGAATATATACTAGGGCCAGAGATATACTCAAGATGTATAGCACGTTTACCACCAAGCATAATACCTAACTGTGTTGCAAAGTTTATAGGATCCCATGAGGCTACATTTACTCCGGGGAATTCTAAAAAGCCGGAAGTAAAGCCATCAATAAGCAATATATCACTCTCAATAGTTGATCCCAACTCTAAATCTAAAAGTATTTTCATATTAAATTAAATCCTACTCCTATATTATTATTTAGGTCTAATTGTAGTAGTAAATTCATTATTTATCCCTCTGTATAGTATGCAATATCCCAGTCTACTATATACACTTCTGGAGCAATGGAATATACTTCTGTTATAGAAGCACTGCCTAATATAAAATCTAGTTGTACCCAGCCACCGTCGTATTGTACATAATTACTCTCTACCATCCAAGTATCATCACCTTGATCAATAAAAGCACCTGGAGTGTACAGATAATTACCTGCTTTATCATATACTTTAATACTAAAGGCATCTACACTATCACGATTTGATAGTATTAGGCGCCATCTGCCTCCAAAAGTAGGGTCTTCAAAACGCTCAAAATGTACATGGTCTTGACTATCTCCTGCAGTTTTTTGTGATAAAGTCATATCGTGAAAGTCTGCAACAGTCATGGCATATCTTTTATATACACCGTCTCTCAGGTCAGTTAAGTCCTGAATTTGAGTAGTAGGATTATATTGGCGTAAATCATTGTCATACTCACAAGCTTTTACACTATAGTAAGTATAATTATCTAATTGAATTAATTTAACAGGGTTTCCGCAGCGTGAATTAGCTAATATTGCTGATTCATTGGCTTCATAGTACTCTGGTGTATATAATGCTATTGTAGAACTCATTGTCATATTATGTTGTCTCCATTATGTGCAGGTCCAGTCCTCTGCAGTTACGTTGATATATGCCATATCGTAGTTCGAATCATTCGGGTATTCTTCGCTAGGCTCAGCTAAAATATATCCAGAATTAAATATCCAAGAAACATTACTATCTACAACTACACTATCTAATTTTCCTACGAAAGTTGGTCCTGTATAGACTAGACCTTCAAAATCTAAACCAGCGTATGTGTGTGTGAAACTGCCTCTTACTGTATTGTCAGTGTTCTTTACTGTAATGGTATAGGTATCACCTATACGTTTGATTTCAAGGTTCATATCTACAGCTGGTGTTATATTGTAGTCTAGTTCAGAATGCACTTGAGAGCCATTACTATACCAATATACATATGTAGTATTTAAATATCGTTTTACTTCTATCTGATCTGAATTTCCTATCCTAGCTAGGGTATTTGTGCCACTACTAGAACTTCGTAAATTTAGGTAAGTTACAACAAAGTCTCCAGTCAGATCGGCATTATTTGATCTACCATAATTAGTACCATCAAAAGTCAGTTTGCACACTGAAACAATTAATGTATCAGTATTACTGTCTTCGCCATTACCATTAGAATTAATACCATACACACTAATATCAACTACATCAGTATCTATATCCGGCGTACCACTAAATATACCAGTATTAACATCAAAATCAAGCCAGGGTGGTAGTGCACCATTATAGCCATATGTAATAGCATTAACTATAATAGTTGAAGCATCAAATTCATAAGGTTCACCTACAGCAGCTGGTGTAAAGTCTAGTATACCCGAAATAAGTATTTCACATACCCAATCATCTGCTGTGACGTTAATGTAGTTTAATGGTCTACCTCCTACATCGCTTGCTTCGGTTACTATGCTTCCAGAATCAAATGTCCAGTGATTGTCTGGATATTCTCCATCAGGCCACTCTATTTTTGCGTAGTTTAGGATATTAGAAAAGCCATCCCAACCAGCACCAGATGCACCTACTTTAAAGAATCTATTTGTTACATTGGTCTGGACTTTTGATACTGTCTTTTTCAGACTATCATTTACATATAGTCTTACTACTGATGTATCTCTTTCTATTCTAGCTTTAGTCAGTTGTCCCAATATTGCAAAGTTCCAATCAAGGATAGTTGAACCTTTTTCAGAAAAAGTGATTCGACTATTAGTAGGATCTATTCCAATTGAACATGCATCATGGTTACCTATAACTATACTTCTTGTTTCAGATTCAACACTAGTATAAAAGAACTCAGTTTCTAGATTATATCTAACGTACTGGAAATCAGAGTTTGCAGAGTCTATTGCATAAAGTATACCATCCCATCTGAGCTCATAGGCAATATCATTGACTACTAATGTATCAATGCTGCTATTATTACCTTGTCCATCATCATTAATACCATATATACTGATATTTTCAACATCAGTATTACTATCTGGTACTCCAGTAAATATACCAGTATTAGTATCAAAGTCTAGCCAGGGTGGTAATATACCATTATAACCATATGTGTTAGCCCCTAATATTATAGATGAGCTATCATATTCGTATAGCGCAGTAATAGTAGCTAATGCAAAATCTAAAGTGCTTATTATTACAGGCTTAGATAATATAGAAGCGCTTAGATTAACGCTCAATAGTAAGTTCATTACACTGCTACTGAGGTTCTTACTTCATCTACTGTCATAACTTGTATAAATTCTTTTCTTCCACGCTCTCTGTCCTTACCTAGTAGCATGCACATAGCGTCACCGACAGGATCAACTGTCATCGAAGTAAGTCCTCTAGGTACACCTAGCCACGTACGAGCTGCAATTGTATAAGTCCCACCTGTTGTTGTTATTGTTGTGTCTACAGGGAAGCCTACTACCTGTACACCTGTTACGTCTAATGTTGCTTCTGCCATTTTTTATCTCCTATCATTATATATCTCCACCACAAGAAAAAGTTTTTATATCCCACTCGCTGTGCATTGTAAAGGTTGAATAAGCTGTTGCCCCGTAAAGCATGCCAAAGTATATGTTTGCTTGTCCTGGTTCGAATCCTGGAGGACAAACAGCTCCATATTTCTGGTATTCCTCCATCCAAATAAAGCCTCCAGTAGTATAAAGATAATTCATACCATCTGGATTAGCATATACAGCTAAGGCTAAGGCGTTTGGTGGTAACTCTTTACTATGATCCTCTAAAAGTACTCTATAACCTATGGCTCCTTGCCAACCAGGTTCTCTAATAACTTTTGCTCTCATCAATTGTGGTTCTGCATTAATATCTAGCATACCATTACCATTAAGGTCAACTCTGATAACATCAACACCTTTTTCTATATGGTGTGAAACTATAGCTGAAGTATTAGGTGTACCGTCTGAAACGTTAGTCACTGTATCATCGTCATGAACATACACGTCACCTAAAGTGGGACTTGTGTGTCTCATTAATATAGCCATTATATACCACCCCCATCTGTTATTGTCCAGCCTTGACCAGATAATATATCTCGTGCTGCCTCTGCTGCACCTCCTGAAGTATATTTAGAGCTACCAAAATGTACTGTTACATTAGGTTTTACTACTTGGGCAGCCCAGGCTATAAGAACTCTATCATAACAGGCAGTTGTTAAAGTTGTACCATTTAACATACTGTCTGCGCTTGTTAAACTTGTTATATCAAACAGGTCTATGTCTATGTCTATTTCACCCATAGCTGTCCAATAATCCATCATCCAGTCCATACCAGTCACATTAGATGTGTCAAAAGAGCTCACGTCAGGAGGTGTTAGCATAGCTTCCCACCCAGACATCATATCGTACAACATAGTTGCACTGGAAGTTACAAAGGAATCTAGGTTAGGAGGTGTTAATAGAGCTGACCAATAAGAAAGACAGCCTGATAGGTTAGTTACATTAGTTGTATCTAACCAAGATAAGTCAGGGGCTATAATTAAACTACTCCAATTAGAAAACATCCAAGACATATCAGT